TGATGCCGGGGAATACAGGGCATGATCCAGCGGAAGGTCCCACACGGCGCCGGCGGCCATCCCGGCGGCAAACAGCGCAAGGCCCGCCCAGAAGGCCGGCCTTGTAAAAGCGCGGCGCACCATGTTCATCCCTCCCGGCATTGCTCTTTTTTTCATCATACCACAAAGCGGCCTTGCAGGCAAAGCGCAGGCGGTGTATCATAGTTTTACAAGTTAGCAATGCAGAAAGCGGAGGAAAAGGGTATGGAGTATCGTGTGTTGGGGAAAACCGGGCTGCGCGTATCGGCAGTGGGGTTCGGCGGCATCCCCATTCAGCGGCTGGACGCCCCGCGCACCCGTGTGCTGATGGAGGCGCTGGCTGCGCATGGTGTCAACTATATCGACACGGCGCGCGGCTACACCGTTTCAGAAGAATTTTTGGGCCAGGCGCTGCAGGGCGGGCTGCGCGAAAAATTTATTTTGGCAAGCAAATCCATGGCGCGCACCTACCAGGCCATGGCGGCGGATATTGAGACGAGCTTGCGCAATTTGCGCACAGATTACATAGAAGTATATCAGATGCACAACCTGAAGCCGGAGGAATTTGGGCTGGCCTTTTCGCCGGACGGCGCGGCTGCGGCCATTCAGGATGCCATCCGGGCGGGTAAGGTGGGGCACATGGGGGCCACAGCGCATTCCGCGGCAGCTTTTGAAAAGCTGCTGAACTGCCCTCAGGTAGAGACCATCATGTTCCCCTATAATATTGTAGAAAGCCAGGGCGAAGCGCTGATTGCCCGCGCGGCGCAGCAGAACGTGGGCTTCATTGCCATGAAGCCCATGGCGGGCGGCAACCTCACGGACGGCACGCTGGCGCTGCGCTATATTTTGCAAAACCCCGGCGTCACGCTGGCCATCCCCGGCATGGCCGAGGTGCCGGAAGTGGAGGAGAACGCCCGCGCGGCCGAAGCCCTTTCGCCGCTGACGCAGGCGGAACAGGAAAAGATAGCGGCCATTCGCAAAGAACTCTCCGGCAACTTCTGCCGCCGCTGCGGCTACTGTGCGCCCTGCACCGTGGGCATCGACATCCCCTCGTGCTTTTTGTTTGAGGGCTATTTGAAGCGGTATGACCTTGCGCAATGGGCCAAAGAGCGCTACAGCGGCATGAAGGTGAAGGCGTCCGCCTGCATCGGTTGCGGCAAGTGCGAGGCGCGCTGCCCGTACGAGCTGCCCATTCGGGAAAAACTGAAAGCCGTCGCCGCGGCGTTTGGAGAATGAGTGATATGGAACAGGAAACAAATGGCTTTCGCCCGGCAAGGCTGTCGTGGGTGCTGGCGTTTGGCACGGGTGCCATGGTTGTTGCTATGCTTTTTCTGCTCTGGCTTCGGGCCGATTTACGCCATGTGGAACAGATTGACACCCCGCAACCGCTGATGCCAGTAGAGATGGAGTATGCAGCTGGCGCTACAACGGGCGGTGGTGTGCTGCGCATAGAAGGGTTTGTGCGACAGAAGGGATTAGAACCTTCTGTGTTTGATTGTACAGTGGCACTAGTCTATGAGGATGGAACAGCGCTTGCATTGCCTACAAGGATGCTTTATTCGGGGCAATATCATATTTTCCCTGTAAGGCAAATTGCCTCCAGTGGGGTACTGGCCATTGCGGACCTTGCCGATTTGCCGGCCGGAACACCGGAAATCGTATTTTTGTGTAGGCATGATGGAATGGTGGCCAATGTTTACACGAATGTAATGGCCGAGGTGGAAAAAACAGCATGAAAAAAGAGTCAATATTCCAAAATAGGATTTTGTTGTTTGTCCCATTTCTGTTGTTGGCGATAGCCTATGCATGGAAGCAGGCGTCCTTCCCTGCTTATACTGGGGACGATGTGGCGTTTTTTGCTTATGCGTTGGACGATGGGAGCCTTTGGGAGTTCATTGTGCGCCGCTTTCAAACATGGACAAGCCGTGTTTTATGGGAGCCAATTACGGTGCTCATTTTACAAGGACCAATCGGCGTATTCCTATGGCGTGTAGGAAGCGTATTGTGTGTCGTGTTCCTGGCGTGGTTTACATTCCAAATGGCAAGTCGTGCCGGGAAAGCCAATCGTTTGCTTTTGGCATCCGCGAGTTGCGTGGCCGTTTATTACGTCCCGTGGAGTGTGCTGCAACAGACAGGAACGGTGTGCAGTTCTATGTTGTACCAATGGGCTGCAGCCGCTTGTGCGTTAGCGGCTTTGCCGCTTGTGCTTGAAAAGTACAGCTTTGGGCGGTGGGAACTAGCTATATGTGCTTTGGCATGTGTGTGGGGCGCCAATATGGAGCAATTGTGCGTGCTGATGCTCTTTTTACTAGGCGGTTACACATTATATGCTGCGAAAATACGGTGTGGCAAACTGTGGTACGCGGCGGTGTGCACAGGGTTATGTGCTATAGAATTGGCTGTGCATCTGTTTTGTCCTGGCAACAGTGCGCGTGCTGCAAAAGAAGTGTGGACATGGTTTGGCGATTATGGAATGCTTAGTATTCCGCAGAAACTGGAAATTGCTTTCTCAGGCACTATGTATTGGACAGTAGGTTTGGGTGAAGTATTCTGGGGCTGTGTTTATTTGCTTCTCGCCGTTCTTTGCATGAAAAACGGGCGCGGCTTTCTTCTGAAAGCCGTGGGCCTTGGCCCGCTTGTAATATGGCTCTTCACAGGCTTTATACCGAGGCATATCCCGTCTTTTCCACATTTATCCTTTCTTCTTACAACCTGGGGGATCATCACGATTGAAACGGTTCGAAATTTGATGGCTTATGTTCCGTTTTTGCTTTGGGCTGCTGCTTTTGCGATGCTGGTATGTACAGTATATATCATCATGGGGCATATGCCGCGCGCCTTGCTGGCAATAGGGCTTGTCTTAGGTGGCTTTGGCACTCGCCTTATGATGGGCTTTTCGCCCACGGTGTGGGCTTCGGAAGACAGAACTTTTCTCATTATGCATATTTGTATGGCTATGGTCGCGGTAATGTGCCTTGCGGTATGGCCTGTAAAACAGAATATGAAACAGACCCAAAAGATGCAGTAAAATAAAAACCTGCCGGAGAATTTCTCCGGCAGGTTTTTGTTTCAGGCAAAGGTCAGTCTATCACGGTTTGGGTGCGGCCAATGCCCACCACGGCGCTGGTAAGCTTTTTCCAGGAATTGCAGCCGCAGATGCCGTCTGCCGTGAGGCCCACCGAGCGCTGAAACGCCTTGAGGGCCGTTTCGGTATTGTTGCCGAAAATGCCGTCCAGCGTGCGGGTAGAGTACCCAAGCGCATTCTATCTATGTCAATAACTACAACCGGATTATAGAAAAATAGGCGGGCCTTGAATTGTGCCGCGGTAGATGTGCAATTCTTTAAGGAAGCCGCGCCAGAAGGCGCGTTTTTCCTCACGGGTGAGGGTGGGGTACATTTTGAGCGCGCCGTCTTCCAGAAGCTGCTTCAGCTTGGAGACGTCCTTTGTTTTTTCGGACGGAGGGCGGCGGATGATTTGCCCTTCCAGCTCCTGTATGCGGCGTTTATATTCCTCCAAATCAATAAAGTTATTGATAAAGAGCGTTTTTACACGCTCCTGCTTCGCGCGGATTTTGGCGGTGTTGTCGGGCAGGGCGGCGGCCTTCTTCTGCGAGACCTCCATTTGCACGATGTACTGCGCCAAATCTTCGCGCACATAATTCAGGAGATATTCCTCGATGACCTTTTCTGAAATGCTGCGGTTATTCGCACAGCCGTGGTTATCGGTGGAATGAGAACAGCGGTAGGTGGTATAGACGCCGCTGGGACGGCGGATGGTTTGGGCATTGAGGCGGCGGTGGCAATCGTCGCAGATGAGCAGGCCGGAAAACAGGTGCGGCCATGCGGTGGGTGACGACCACACGCGCACATTTTTCTCTGCCAGGGAACGGATGCGTTGGTGCTCTTCCAGTGTGATATAGGCCGGGCAGAAGCTTTGATTTTCGCCGTACACGCCGTAATAGACGGATTTTCGGGAGAGGTCCTGCGCGCGGCGATATTCGTAGCTGGTGCCGAAGCGGTCGTTCATGGCAAACAGCGCGCCGCGCAGCGAGCCGTTGGCCAGCATGTGCTGGAAGAAGAACTCCACCTGCGGCTGCGTGTGAGGGTCTTTGACAAGGCGTTTTTCCTCGATGCGGTAGCCCAGCGGCGCGGCGCCGAACGGCCAGCGGCCTTTGGCGACCATATTCTGCTGGACGTCGCGGATGCGGTCGGCGTCGGTATCGCACTCCTGCTCGGCAATGGACAGGCGGAGATTTATCATCAGCCGGCCGTTTGTGGTGGTGGTGTCGTAGTCTTCCTTGACGGCACACCAGTTCACCCCATGGGGAATGAGATGCTCATTCATCATTTTGTGGTAATCGTAGACGTTGCGGAACCAACGGTCCAGCCGCATGACGAGGATGAGGTCGATTTGGCCCGCGTCCACGGCCTGCATCATCTGCATGAAGGCGGCGCGGCGGTGAAGCTGCTTGCGGGCGGTGATGCCCTTATCCACATAGATATTTTCCAGACGCACATGATGTTCCGCGGCCCAGCGGCGTATCTCGGCCTCCTGCGCCTCCAGCGAGAGGCCGCGCAGCGCCTGCTCGGCCGTAGAGACGCGGATATACCCCGCGGCACGGACAACGGGAGCGCTCATCGTGACACCTCCTGTTCTGGGGCGGCCGCCCCGCACATATGCTGGCAGGGGTGAGCACAGATGGACGAGGCCGCCGTAAGAAATTTATATGAGACGTTGGCGCGCATCATTTCGGCGCGCGAGGATGTGGACATCCGGGTGATCTCCATTGTGAAAAAGGCGGACACAAAAAACACCTCCAAGGTATGACTTGAAAAGCCTGCCCAAGAGGTGGTATAATCCATTTGCGAGGATGGATTGCCCACTACGGGTAAGCTATTCATTTTGAGACCGCCCACGGTTGCCGCCGTGGGCGGTTTCTTTTTTATCCGCTCTCCCTCCAGTGAGGGGGAGACAAGAAACAGATGGAAGCTTACTGCTTTTCCAGCCGCACCGTCTGCGTCATGCCCATGGCAGACACGTCATAGCTTATCTGCCCATCCTGATAGGTGAAGGTTTTGGTTTCATCACCGGATGCGAGCAGGGCGGAGCCGGTTTTCTCGGTGTCGTTGGCAGATTCCCAAGCGTAGGGCTCATCTGTGGTTTCCGGAGCAACGAAGGTGCCGGCCCAGTACAGTGATTTTGTGTCGGCAGATTCGGTGACCCAGTAAATCTCAATTGTATCCCCCTGGATGGTGGCTACCTGATAGCTGTCTTCCGAGGCGGCGTTGACCTGCTTCCAGTCGCCGGTTAAATCCGGCGCAGCAGGGGCTGACGATGATGCGGCAGCGGCACTGCCCCCGGAAGCGGGCGCGGCCTCTGACTGGGCCCCGCCGCAGGCCGAAAGGGAAAGGCAAAGAGCTGCACAGAGCATAAGGGCAAAAATTCTCGATTTCATAGGTTCCTCCTCAATTTTACGATATCAAATTGATATCTTTTGTTATCGTAATGATATCATCCGAGTAAAATAAAATCAAGGGAAGGAGGCGGGACTGATGGCAGAAACCAGTTTTATCGTCCGAATGGACGCTGAACTGCTGCACAAGCTGGACTACATTGCCAAGTACGACGACCGCAGCCGCAACGCTGAGGTAACCCGCCTAATTCGTATGCATGTGGCGAAGTTTGAGCGAGAGTTCGGGAAAATTACCGAGGATGTTTCTACCCGCACCCCATAAACAGAAGTGACACATGAGTGCCCTGCGGCCCGCGCCGCGGGGCGCTTTTATTTTGCCGTTATGGGGTTCCCCAATTTCAATCCACGCTCCCCGCATGGAGAGCGGCCTTTGAAGACACTCCTTATTGAGGGCCGCCCTTGGGCTTGCCTTTCATGGCTGCTATGATGCTAAGCATCTGCTGTGCTGCGCTTTCCGTGATGTCGTTTTCAATGTCGATATACTGCGACAGTTCGAGGCGGGTAGCCTCTGTAAGCGGGTCTGCCTCCAGCGCCTCCTGTGTTTCCCGCGCGCGGCGGCGCTTCTTCAGTTCCCAAGAGAAATTGACGCCCTGCGCCTGCGTGTAATAATCCAGCATTTCCTGTATATAGGCGGGGCGGACGCCAAGCTGCTCGGCCAGCTGCCAGCTTTCGGTATAGCCTTGTTCCATGAGGCTTAAAAGCTTTTCGACGGAAAAATACTTCTTGATGCCATGGCGCGCGGCAAGATTTTCCTGATGCTGGCGCACGGTGTAGGGGCTGTCCAACTGATAAAAGGTATTGGTAGCAAAGTGGCCTTCCTCGTGGATGAGGATTTCCCGTTCCTGCTCCACACTGGATATTTTGGAGGGATTCATGCCCAGATAGCCCGCGGGCTCGGCCACGGCGCTGAACTGGGAAAGCGGGCAGTCGAACACTTCCACGCCCATTTCCTCCAGATTTTCATACAGCACATTGATATCAACAGCTGCACTCATTTTTCGCTCTGCTCCTTTTCTTTTTTCTTGCGTTTGCGCTCGGCAACCATTTCCATGAACATTTTAATATCGTCGATGTCATCCTGCGTGAACTCTTTTTTTACCTCGCCGTAGGCGGCAAAAAGCTGGTTGGCGAAGGGGTCATCCTGAATGACAATAGTATCATTCGAAAGTGGATGTTCTTCAATCAAATCGGATTTCTGGATACCAAAGTAATTTGCGATCATTTCGATTTTGTCAATTCTGGGGTAACTGTTTGCATTTACCCAATCAGAAAAAGTAGATATTTTGAAGCCTAAGTCCCGGCAAAGATCGGTCTGCGTTTTACCGTGAAGTTCCATATAATGCCTAAGATTTTTTGCAAAAATGGTACGGTTCCCTAAATCGCTCATTTTGAACACCCCTTTGCCACTATTATACGGTTATTCCGAATAAAATCAATATTTTTTTGAAAAAATTCCGATTTAACCGTTGACATTCCGGTTTAATCGGATTATAATGCAATCAGAGAAAGGGGGTGACCTTGATGGCAATGACCCTGAAAGCGGCTCGTGTCAATAAAGGGCTTACTCAAAAACAAGCAGCCGCTTTAATAGGATGCGCTGAAGATACGCTTGGAAACTGGGAAAGAGGTGTATCTTTTCCTGACGTACCACAATTAAAGCGCTTGGAAAAGGTGTATGGTGTGCCGTACAGTGAGCTTATTTTTTTGATTTCGAATTCCGATTAAACCGGACTAAGCGTATTGAAACAAAACCTGATTTAGAGATGTACTAACCGGAAAATTTTCCCAGTGAGCAAAGGATAGCATGCTAAAAGTCCTATAAACTGGACTTATAAAGAAAGCGAGGCGAGCGATATGATGACGCCCCAGAATGTTGTGAACACATATGAAAGTTTATTTCGCGTATTGCGCATGAGGGATGAGTTTTTCGGCATGGAATTCAAATTGCTGAGTGTTCAACACAAGCCGAAAAAGGCCCCAAAACAGGAAGAGCGCCCGGATGTTGCAGCATCCGAGCGCCTCTGTGAGGATGTCAAAACAATCCAAACGCTTTGACATCCTCATTTTAACGCAATGGATAAGGGCCCGTCAAGCGGGCCGGAAAGTGAGGACGAAAAATGTATACATATTTTGCCTGTATGGCACTGGGCTTTGCCCTGGGCGTGCTGTTCGCGGCGGCGGGCATTTGGAGCGACCAACGGAAAGGAGGCGGCGGCAGATGAGTGAATATATCTCGGTACTGCGCCGCCAGCCGGAGGACATCCGCGCAGGCGCCGCGCCTTTCGCGGTGTATGTGGACGGGGAGCTTTGGTGCGAATGCGAGGATTATTTCAGCGTGGCAGAAAAGCTGGCCGCCCTGCTGCCGGAAAGGGGGCGCCGCGGATGAAGGCCATTGTGGTAGACCCCGGCACGGAGCCGGTGGTGAAAACGGTGCCGGAAACGCTGCAGGCGCTGGGCGCCATGTGCGGCGGGGCGCTGACGCTGCTGCGCTTTCCGCTGGACGCGGCGGGCCTGCTGTATATGGAAGGCGCGCACAGCCGCGGGCTGGAACAGAACCGGCAGTTTCGCGGGCAGTGGTATTACGGCCGCCTGCTGATTGTGGGCGTGGCGCCATATGGTGTGCGCTTCCGCAGCCTGACACCGGAACAGATTGCCATGTATACGGCGAAGTGGCGCGAGGCTGTTGTGCCGTATGAGAAAGTGAGGTGGCCGGGGTGACAAAACAGAATGGCCGTTGCCCACTCCAACAGGAATGTGAACGTGTCTGCAAGGTAGTTGGGCATGAGCGGCATTGCGATTATTATGTCAACAACCGCTATGGAACATCGGGTATTCCTGATCAAGACCAAATACTGGACGAGGAAGATTCCAGAAAAACACGGGAATGGGAAGAAAAATATTTCGCTGTGCTTGATGAGGATGAAGAGACGGACGGCACAAAGCCGGCGGGTGACAGTAAAAGAATGGAACCCGCCGCCGTCTGCGAGGCGGAGGCCGAACAGGCCCCGGTGTTTGATTACGATGGACTGGATGCCCAAACAGTGAATGACCTGCATTTGGCTGAACGAGAGTATTCATCGGGTAGAAAACTGGCCGAGATGGGCCTGCGGCGCATGGCGGATGGGGTGGCCATCGCCCACGATGCGCTGTGCATCACCGATGCGACAAATTGTCGCATCGGTGGAAAATTCGCATCTCCGGAGCAATCGTTCTCATCTTGGTGCGAAAGCATGGGGCTGAACCGCAAGGCGGCGGAGCGCCTTTTGCAGGTTGCCAAGCTGATGGACGAAAGCAGCCCGCGGGAACAAAAGGTATTGGAAGAGCTTTCACCCTCCCTTTTATACGCCGCCGCCAAGCCTTCGGCCCCTGCCGAGCTGGTGCAGGGCGTAAAGGCTGGCGATATCACCACACACAAGCAATATCAGGAGCTGCTGGCCGAAATTCGTACCCGCGACGCCAAAATCAGCGAGCTGATTGAGGCCGGCGAGGCCTCCGACCGGCGTGCCGACGCAGCGGAGCGCCGGGCCCGGGAGGCGGAAAGGATGCGCGCCGCCGTGCTGGACAAGCAGGGCGAATATATTACGCGCATCCATGCCCTGGAAAGCCGCCCGGTGGAGGTGGCCGTGCAGGAGCCGGACCCCGCAGAGGTGGAGCGCATGGCAGAGGAAAAGGCCAGGGCCATGACGGCCGAGCTTCGCGGGCAGCTGAAAACAGCGGAAGGAAATATCCAGAGAATGAAAAGCATCCGCGACAGCCTGCAGAGCCAGTTGGAGGACTGGCGGCGGGCTGCTTCCCGCCAGGCCACCGCCTTGACGGCAGAAAACGTGCTGCCCATGGCGCAGGACCTTGCAGGGAATATCAAATCGCTATACAACACGTTTTTGCTGGCGGCGCATGGCCTGCACGGCGAGGACTACCGCCGCTGTGCCGCGCCGCTGGCACAGGCGCTGGAGGAGGCGCTGGGCGGCCTGCGCGCAAACACAGCACAGTATACGGCAAACCGATATGAGGAGGATGAGGACTTTGAATGAAAAGATATTGGCGGCCCTGATGAAGGCGGCTTACAAAGGCGGCGGCCTGAAGGTGTGGAGGCTGGAATGGCATGTGACGGATTGCCTGATGCTTTCTTCCGGCTTTTGGGCCGTTTTGATGGCCATGGACGACATGCCCGGCAAGGCGCTGGGCCTTCTGGCGGAATGGATGCGGCATCTGCCGCTGATGAACGAAGCCTATCTGCTGCGGCACAAGCAGGAGCCGGAGGAACTGAACGTGCAGCACGAGAGCATGCGCACGCTGCTGGAAAAGGAAGAGGACGGCGTGTTTTGCGTGGATGTGAAGCTGACGCCCTTCTGGGTGGGCGAGAAGCGCGCTGCCCAGCGGCGCGATGACCGCCGGATGGTGTTCTTCACAAGCGAGTTGATAGAGCTGGCCAGCGCTTTTCCACAAACGGGCGCCGTGCAGCAGGACGGCGGGCTGGCCAGGTGGTACCACCCCGAAAAAGACATCTGGGTATGGCTTGCCGCCCGCCGGGATGTGGAGCCGGAACGCGCCGCCGTGCTGGAGAGGTACGACTGCTGGGGAGGTGGCGCCCATGGTGGCACAGTGGCAGGCAGAGCTTGACCGGCTGGCGGACAGGGACGAATTGGAGCAAAAGCTGGCCGCAGCCATACAGGCAGGCACGCCGCAGCGGCTGGAGGCGCGCGTGCTGTGGAACGCGGCGGCATTGGAGGAAAAGCTGGGTGCCCTGCAGAAGCACATTGCCCGCCTGCTGTTGGACGGGCACACATCTGAGGATGCAATGCGCGCGGAATACGGGCACGTGCTGACGGCGCTGCCGGTTTTTCTGGCGGACCTGTGTATTCTGGCAAAGCTGACGGGCTGGGCAAGGCCCGGCGACATTCTTACACAGTGCGTCCACACCTTCGAATTCAGCATTGACCTTCTTTTGAAACAGGGAAAGGAGAATGGAGCATGAGCAATTTATTCGCGCCAGTACAGCGCCAGAAAATGAAGCTGCGCATGGCGCTGACAGGCGTATCAGGCGGCGGGAAGACGCTGGGGGCCCTGTACCTTGCCTACGGCCTGACGGACGACTGGGGCAAGGTGGCGCTCATCGACACAGAGCGCGAGCGCGGCCGCGCCTATGCCAGCCGCAGCGACCTGCCCACCCCCACGGGCGAATATCTGTATGCCGGGCTGTATGCACCGTACAGCCCGGAACGGTACAAGGAATATGTGCGGCAGGCCGCCGAGGCCGTGGGGCCGGACGGCGTGGTGATTGTGGACAGCCTGAGCCACGCATGGAACAACGAGGGCGGCGTGCTGGAAATAAAGGACCTCATTGCGGCACAGGCAGGAAAAAACAGTTACACCGCGTGGAACGAAGCCGGGCGTGAGCAAAACGGCCTCATCAACTACATTCTGGGCGTGGACTGCCACACCATCGTCACCATGCGAAGCAAGATGGAATACGCCATGGAGCTGAACGAGCGCGGCAAGCAGCAGCCTGTGAAGATAGGCCTTGCGCCGGTGCAGCGAGACGATACTGAATACGAGTTTGACATTGTGATGAACATTGGACGTGATCATGTGGCCGTCACCAGTAAGGATGTCACCTTTCTGGACGGCTTTGGAGCGGTGATTACGCCGGAACTTGGCCGGCAGCTGCGCGCATGGCTGGCCGACGGGAAGGAGCCGGAACGCTACTTCTGCGCCGATTGCGGCGCGCGCATCCGGGATAGCGCCAAGGGCACCGCACGGGCCCGTGCCGCGGCCACGCAGGAGCACTTTGGCCGCACGCTGTGCGAGGCCTGTACAAAACAGGCCCTGCGCGAGGAACGAGCCGCGCAGTCCCGGAAGGAGGCGAACGGCAATGATACCAGCCAGCCGCCGCAGGGCTGAAAAGAACCGCTTGCAGCAGGCGCGGCAGCGCCGCGGGCTGGATTGGGAAAAGGCGCTGGCCGCGGACCTGAATGAAGAGGGCTGGGCACGATGCTGGCCCGCGGGCTGGGGCGGGCAGCCGTGGGATATTTCTGCTGTGATAGACGGATATGCCTATGCCATCGAATGCAAGCACATCGCCCGAGGGAACCTGGGCTACTCGGCATTCACCGTAAACGAGATAGAAAACCTGTCCAGACATGAGGACGCCGGCGGCATCAGCGTGGTGGCCGTGCTGCGGGATGAACCGGAAACCATGCGCTTTGTGCCATGGTTCGCCATTCGGGAAGCCGTGCTGGGCGGAGGCCGAGGAAGCGTGAAGCTGGAGGAATACCCTGAAACGCTGAACGGCACATGGGAGGTGCCGCACCCATGATTATGACACTGGACGGCGAGTGCCGGCTGGCAGATGTGCCGCGTGAGCTGTACGAGCACTTGACGCGGGAGCTGACGGTGCTGAACCCGGCATGGCAGACGGCGCTGCGCCTGGGCCGCCCTACCTACGGCATCAAGAAGCACCTGCTGTTGTACCGCGTGGAAAACAGCGAGCTTATCCTGCCCCGCGGCATGGCCATGCAGGTGTGGGCCCGCAAGCCGCGCGGCGCCGTGAGCAGAGACTGCACCCACACCTGCACGCCGGTGGAGTTTGCGCATTGCGCTATCCGTCTGCGGGACTATCAGGCGCAGGTGGCGCGGGATGTACTGGGCAGCCGGGTGCCGCAGGGAGTGATTTGCATGCCCTGCGGCGCTGGCAAGACGGAAACAGGCCTGTACATTCTGGCGCAGCTACGCCAGCCCGCGCTGTGGATTACCCACACGAAAGACCTGCTGGAGCAGACTGTGCAGCGCGCCCGGGCACGCCTGGGCCTTGAAGGGCCGGAGCTGGGGGTATTAAGCGGCGATGAGCGCCGTCCGGGTACACATCTCACTGTGGCCACGGTGCAAACACTGTACCGCATGGAAATGGACGGCCTCGCCCACCTGTTCGGCGCCGTTATTGTGGACGAGTGCCACCGCGTAGTGAATAACCCGGAAAAGGCCAGCATGTTCGCCGCTGTTTTGGCCCACCTGCCCGCGAAATACCGCTATGGCCTGACGGCCTCCGAGCACCGGGCCGACGGGCTGGAGGCCACCATCTATCAGGTGCTGGGGCAGCGCATCAGCGGCGTGGAGCAGGCGGCGCTGGAGGCCGCAGGCAATGTCGTGACGCCCGCTGTGCAGCCCGTGCAAACCGCGTTTTGTTACACGCCTGCCCCGCGGGAAGAGCGTATAGATATCCAGCGGCTGCTTCGGCGCATGGCGGCTGACGAAGGCCGTGCACTGCTGATATACAGCTATCTGGAGCATGAGCTGCTGGACGGGCACACCTGCCTTGTGCTGGCACAGAGCCTGGCCATACTGGAAAAGCTGTTTGCGCTGGCGCAGCGCGCAGGGCACCCCGCGGCCTATATCAGTGGGGCGAGCAAAAAAGCAGACCGCGCCGCAGCCATTGCGGGCATGCGTGTGGGCACGCTGCGCTGCCTGTTCGCCACCTATCAGCTGGCAAAGGAAGGGCTGGACATCCCCCGCGCGGACAGGCTGTTTCTGGCCAGCCCCGTACGGGACAGCGTTATCGTACAGCAAAGCGCCGGACGTATCATGCGCCCGGCGCCGGACAAGACCGATGCCCTGATATACGATTTTGTGGACAAGGCCGTGCCCGTCTGCCGCAGCCAGTACACCGCGCGGCGCAGAGTGTACCGCGCGCTTAAATGCAGTATTCGCCCGGATTTTAACATAAAAGAAAAGGAGTAAGAGCAATGAGTATTTTTGACACACTGAAAGCAATGAACGAGCAGTACAAGGCCACCCAGGCAGCGCCGGACAACGCGCGTATCCCGGACGGCAAGTATCGCGCCATCTGTAAGGAGGCCCGCCTGATAGAGCCGTCAGAGACAAAACCCATGCTGCTTTCCTGCAGCTTCATCATCATGGAGGGCGATTACGCGGGCCGCATGCTGTTCATCAGCCAGCGCATTGTGGCCGAGCAGACGGCTTTCTCGTACCTGAAGCGTTTCATCGCGCAGATGCAGGTGCCCGTTGACGATTTGTACCAGCTGGAAGCGGCCCTGCCGGAATTTACCGGCCGCATCATTACCGCCAGCGTAGTGACGAGCAAGGCCGACGCCCGTTACCAGAACGTCTATGTGGACGAGTACATCGGGAAGGGCGACATCACGCCCTACCTGAAGCGCGATGCGCAGCCAAGGCCCTTTGGGCCGGCCGCAATAAACGGGTTCCAGCCGGTAGACATTGACAACGACGACCTGCCGTTCAATTAAAAACTAAGGAGCGCACCCTATGCTGAAACCGGAAAATATTCCAGACGAGTTGAAAACGCTGCCGCGCTGGGTGTGCTACCGACTGCCCGATAAAACACCCTTGAACCCACGCACTGGCGGAAATGCGGGAAGCACCCTGCCGGGCACCTGGGCCGATTACGAAACAGCAGCCGAGGCGGTGACACGCCTCGGCTGCACGGGCATCGGGTTCGTGCTGGGTGGTGGCATCGTAGGCATTGACGTGGACCATTGCATAGACGGCGCTACCGGCGAGCTGAACGAGGTGGCGGCGGCCGTGCTTGCGACCACAAAAAGCTATGCGGAGCTTTCGCCGTCCGGCACCGGCCTGCATATTCTGTGCCGGGGGAACAAGCCCGGCACCGCGTGCAAAAACACGGCGGCGGGGTTTGAAATGTATGCGGAGGGCCGGTATTTTACCGTGACGGGAAATGTGCCCGGCGAGGCGAGGCCCTTCTGCGAGGACCAGGCTGCGCTGGACGCTTTGTACAGGAAATATCTGAAGAAGGAGACCGGGGCGCCGTCTGCACAGCGCAGCCTGCCCGCGCCGTCGGCGCTGGAGGACGCCGAGCTCGTGCGCCGCGCTGCGGCAGGCAGGGACGGCGCGCGCTTTGAGGCCCTGATGGCGGGCAGCTGGCAGGGCTACTACAAGAGCCAGAGTGAGGCTGACCTCGGCCTGTGCAACCTGCTGGCCTTCTGGTTCGGAGCTGACGCCGCCCGCATGGACAGAGTGTTCCGCACCTCCGGCCTGATGCGCAAAAAGTGGGACGAAAAGCACGGGAAAGAGACCTATGGGCAAATGACCATCGGCAAGGCGGTGGCAGACTGCCGCGAGGTATATTCCCCACCGCAGCCGGACGCCGCGGGGATGGACGCCTTTTTCGCGCCGGGAGGCGCCGCACCGGCGGGGAGGCACAAGCGTTATACACAGGACGACACAGGCAACGCACTACGGTTTGCCGACGCTTACGGCGAGCGGGTGCGCTACAGCCACACGGACAAATGCTGGTTTGTATGGAATGGCGCGTGCTGGCAGAGGGATGAAACCGATATTGTCAAGCGGTTGGCGGACGCCCTGCTGGACGGCATGGAAAAGGAGCTGTTCGGCCTGCATGACGAGGATACCGTCAAGGCCTTCAAGGCGCATCTGCGCCGCAGCCGGTCCAGCCGGGGCAAGGAGGCCATGCTGAAGGAGGCGCAGCATCTGGACGGCATCCCCGTGACGCCGAACATGTTCGACCGCCACAAGGGCCTTTTGAACGTGGCAAACGGCACGGTGCGGCTGCGCACCGGCGAGGTGCAGGAGCACCGCCGCGAGGATTACCTGACGCGCATCGCCCCGGTGGAATACAGCTCTGAAGCCGCCTGCCCGATGTGGGAAAAGTTTATCGGAGAAATCACCGGCGGCGACGCCCAGCTTGCGCATTATTTGCAGGTGATGGTGGGCTATATGCTGTCGGGTTCGACGCAGGAGCAGTGCGTCTTCTTCCTCTATGGGGACGGGGCCAACGGCAAAAGCACCTTTCTGGACACGCTGGCCGCCATGCTGGGCGATTATGCCATGAACGCCCAGGCAGAGACGCTGATGGAGAAAAACCGCAGCCAGGGCGGGGCACGCAGCGACATCGCCCGCCTGAAGGGCGCGCGTCTGGTGACCACCAGCGAGACGGACGAGGGCGTGTTCCTGAACGAAAGCCTTATCAAACAGCTGACAGGCGGCGACGCCATCACGGCGCGCTTTTTATACGGCAAGGAGTTCGAGTTTCGCCCGGAGTTCAAAATCGTGATGGCAACGAACCATAAGCCGCGCATCCGCGGCACAGATACCGGCATCTGGCGGCGCATCCGGCTGGTGCCCTTTACGCAGGCCATCCCGGAGGAGAAGCAGGATAAACGCCTGCCGGAGAAGCTGCTGGCCGAGCTGCCGGGCATTCTGAACTGGGCGCTGGAGGGGTGCCGCCAGTGGGTGGAGGCGTCTAAAAGCAGCCGCAGCGGGCTGCCGGAATGTGAGGCTGTGCGCACGGCGACGCAGGAATACCGCACGGAGCAGGACAGGCTGACGGTGTTTCTGGACGACTGCACCTACCCCAGCGCCGGCCAGACGCTGCAGGCGGCCGTGTTCTATCGCATATACCGCGCCTGGGCGCAGGACAACGGCGAGAGGTTCCCTGTGAGCAGCCAGCGCTTCGGGCGGGAGATGAAAAAGCATTTCGCGGCCCGGACGACGCGTGCCAACACAGAATATCTGGACATCGGCCTGACGCACAGCGGGCACAAATATCTCAACTGGACGCTGCAGCCCGCGCAAAACCGTCGCGAGCAGGCAAAAGGGCCGCTTTGGCAGCAGGAAAAGCTGCCGGAAAGCTGATGTGTGGTGGATTGTGGTGGTTTTCGGCCTTTTTGCAAAACTTTTCTCCTGAGCAGATTTTTTTCTTCTCATCTAGGGACTTTTTTATTTTCTGTAAAATCCACCACAATCCACCACAGAAAGGAAGGAATAAAGATGTTGAACGAGCATGAAAAAAGTGAAATGCGCACTCAATACCGTGATGCGGCAGACAAGCGCAAGCAGATTGGTATATTGTCCGAGTTATATGACTGCTCGAAGGAGGAAGTGCTGGACGCGCTGGGGCTTGCCGATAAAGGCACCTCTGCCGGGGCCAATACCAAACACGAAACTGCCGAGAAGCATAACCCGCGCAAAAGCTATGAGCAGGCTGTGAAAAATGATGTTGCGAAAGCAGTTTTGGTAGAGGGCCTTTCAGCCAACCAGGCCGCCGAAAAATTTGGCGTGCCGCTTGGGAATGTATCCCGCTGGGTACGCAAGGCAAAAGAAAAACAGGCGGAGTTTTTGAAAGAAGCAGAAAAAACAGAGAAAGAGTGCGCTGCAAAGGCTGCGCTGCTTGCATTGAAAAAAGCAGGTGCACCAACGGATAAAAATAAAGTGTTCGCACAAAAAGTCCTGGCAGAAATGAGGGAGGGAATCGACGGGCTGCATGCATTTATTGATAACTTTGCGGGTGTAGACATTCTGAATGATGATGAACGAGCCATGCTGGACCGCATTCTGTTCACAGCATCAGGGTTTGCCGAAGGCGTGCAGACCGGGCTGGAGCTGGCCCGGCGAAATTAAAAAAATGCGAAAAATACCAATTAAAACGATACCGCCGATGAGGAGGGATAACTCTTGAACTGGAAAAAAGAGGCCGAGAACGACTTGAAGGCACATGAAAAGCGCAAGGCGGCGCTGCGCAGCCTTGCCGAAGAGATTCGTGAACTGCAGGCGCGTACATATGGCAGCACGGCCCCAGCCGCAGACGCGGTGCCTGTACAGGGCGGCACGAGTACGGCTGAGGGGCGACTGATTGCGGCCATAGACGAGCTGGAACGCAAGAAGGGTGCCTACCGCGCCACCAAGCGAAAGGTGGATGCCGTAGAGCGCGGCTTAGCCACCCTGACGGCGCAGCAGGTGGATATTCTGGACAGTTTTTTCATTCACCGCACGCGGGGACATGTGCAGGCACTGGCAGAAGCATACCATGTGGAACAAAGCCGGGTTTATACTTTGAAGGATGATGCCGTGCGGGATTTTACGCTTGCCCGCTATGGAGTGATTGATTCCTGAAAAGAGTGGAAAAAAAGAGGAAGTTTTTTTTAAAAATCTGTGGTATGATGATAAAAAGAGAAGCCGGGGAATTTACTCCCCGGCTTTGTTCTTATCAATATAGCTGGCAATAAATTTTTTGATTTCGGTAGTAGGTGTGGTTTCGTTCTTTTCACACGCGGCGCGGAAGGCGGCAAGGACATCCGGCTTCAAATCGAGTGGAAACCGAACATAGGTTTTGCGGTTATATTTCTGCTGGCTTTCATACTTTCCGCCCATAGTTACACCTGCTTTCCGTAAGCCTGAAACAACCGGCTGCTCACCTGCACCAGAACTGTACCAGACAGCAAAATTGTGATGAGCTTCAACCACGCAGGCCAGTGCAGGGCGACGCCGAAAACCAGAGACACGACAAGCGCCCAGAAGGGCGTATCCTGCTTCTTCATTTGCTATTTCCTCCAATTTGTTATATACTATAATTGTCCCCCAAAGGGGGCCGGGGCTTTCGCCCCGGCGGGTTGAGGTTTTAGGACTTGAGTGCTGTAATCAGTGCGGCGACCGCTACAATCGCTTTGATTATCAGCTCTGCAAGTTCCTTGGGCTTCAGCCCTTTTTGTTTGGGTTTCCCGCTCATGGTGTTCACCTCCCTTCCATGATTATAGTATACTACACGGACGTGTATTTGTCAAGCGATTTTCCATAGATTTTTATATTTTTCCAGCCTGCGCTTTTCGGCGCGGGCTTTTGTTTTGCCTGAATGGGAGGCGGTATTTCTGAAAAATCCCCGTTATGCGAATGGGGCCCTGCGGAGAAAATACCGCGCCAGATTTAAGGCGATGGGTGGAGAATGCGGCATATGCAAGGGGCGCTTTGGGCCTATCCATTATGATGAGCCTTCGGATGCGGCGCATCCATTTTCCTTTGTAATTGATGAGATAAAGCCTGTTTCTAAATGGAGAGAATTCGGGTATTCATCACCGCGTGAGGCTGCCGAGGATTGGACAAACCTCCAGCCTGCCCACTATTTTTGCAATGCACAAAAGGGTAACAAAGTACATGGAGATAGTGAGCAAAAAAGAAGATATTTCCCTCACATCAGTGATGGAGAATGGTAGTAGGGGGAGGTCCCCCGCCCCCCAGCGCGGCGACCCCGCGGCCGTCAGCGCCGATTTACACACAGGGGATTTTTTGAAAGGGGGAGCGCGGGATGGCGAGGATGAAAGCGGCGACGGCCAGGGGAAACCGATTGGAGGAGTTGAAGGCGCTGGCGCGGGTGCTGGCGGAGAATATCGACGCATGCGAAGATGCCCGTGCGCTGCCGCCGCTGGCCAAGCAATACCGTGAAACCATATATGAAATTGAAGAAATAGAGGGGAAGGAAGGTAATGGCGACGAGATCAGCGAGCTGCTCTCGGCAAGGCAGGCTGACGGGAAGCCAGGAGCCGTGCGAAAGGCGCGCGCCGGCTTACCGAAGCAGTGACGGGATGGACGCCGCCCGGCTGCTGCATATAGGCGGCACGCTTTTGGACCCATGGCAAAGCGACATTTTGGCCGACTGGATGGGAAGGGATGCGGCGGGCAAGTGGGCCGCCCCTACCTGCGGCGGGAGTGTACCGCGGCAGAATGGAAAGAGCCTGCTATTACAGGGGCGCGCAGAGGCGGGCATGCTGATGTTCAACGAAAGCGTCATTTATACAGCGCACCTGCAAAAGACGGCCACCGAAACCTTTGAGGAAATGCGAGATTTTTTTGAGGGCCCTAAATTGCGCGGGCATGTGGCAGAGATAAAAACAGCCCTGGGCCGTGAACAAATTATTTTGAAAAGTGGTGCGCGCATCAAGTTTCTGGCCCGCACCCGGAACGGTGGGCGCGGGCAGCACGGCGACCTGCTGATTTTTGATGAGGCACAGGAGCTGGACGAAACGCAGCAGGGCTCGTTTTTGCCGGCCATCTCTGCCAGCCTGAACCCACAGACCATTTATGCAGGCACGCCGCCGGGGCCGGACTGCACGGGGATGGTTTTCCGCAACCTTCGCCAGCGCGCGCTGGAGGGCGGATCGAAACGGACGGCGTGGTTTGAATTTTCGGTGAAGGATATTGGAGATGTGAAAGATAAAAGGCGCTGGGCGGCAACGAACCCTGCGCTGGGCCGGCGCATTCAGCTTTCCACAATAGAGGGCGAGGCGGAGCAGCTGGATGTAGACACGTTTGCGCGCGAACGATTGGGCTGGTGGAGCCCGGCGGGCGCTGAACGCCTTGACTATGCCATAGACCGTGCGGCGTGGGAAAGCTGCGCCAGCGATGCGCCGAAGCCGGAGGGCAAAACGGCCTACGGCGTGAAGTTTGCGGCGGACGGCAGCGCGGTGTGCCTGTGTGGCGCGGTGCTGCCGAAGGAAGGACCCGCACGAGTATCATTGATAGAGATGCGGCCAGCGGGACATGGATTGACATGGTTGGCTGAATGGCTGAATGAGCGGTATAACAAAGCAAGTTGTGTGGTGATAGACGGGCGAGGGGGCGCGGAAGTGCTGGTTGAGCGCATCCACACTGTATGGAAAGCAAAAAACTCGGTGATACGCCCGGCGGCGCGCGATGTGGTTGCCGCAGCGGGCGTTTTTATTACCGCCGTCAATGAGGGCGGGTTGACGTGGTACCGCCCGCAGCAGGGGCTGGACGAAAGCGCCGTGAGCGCGGTGAAGCGGCCAGTTGCCGGGGGCTTTGCCTTCGGCGGTGCGGACAGCATGCCGGTGGAAGCGTGTTCCCTTGCGTTGTGGGGCGCAAAAACAGGCAAACGCGACCCGACGCGGAAAATGAGGATAGGATAAAGGAGAAACCCATGGTGACTTTACATTTTGGGCATGTGCAGGGGCTTGAGGCTGAAGAACAGCGAAAGTTGCAGGACCTGGCCGATGTGTACCAGTACCATCAGAGCCGGAATGCCACAAAGGAAAAATATTATGAGGGCCGCGTGACGCTGCATGACGTGAACATTGGCATTGCCCTGCCCCGCGAGTTCAGCCGGTTTGATGTTGGCTGCAACTGGGGGCAGAAGGCGGTGGACGCTCTTGCTGCCCGCAGCATGTTTGACGGTTTTGTTGGAGGCGGGCAGGCGGCAGAGGATGTTGCCCGCATTGTTGCAGAAAACCGCATGATTGCGGAATATGCCAAGGCGTGCCGGGAAGAGCTGAAATATGGCTGTGTGTTTGCAACCCTTTCCGCGGACCCGAAGATGTTGTGCCGTATCCGGTTCCACTCCCCTGCCACCTCGGCAGCTTTGTGGAGCGGAGAAAAAGGGCGCATTGACTGCGGTATGGCCATTATTGACACTGTGCCGGATGAGAAATACAAGGACATGTGGCGGCCGCATATTGTGAACCTGTACACGGATGACGCCGTGCTTGTGCTGACCTGGGACGGAAGCGTATGGCGTGCACAGCGGCATGTACACCGGATGGGGCGGCCATTGATGGAGCCGCTGATATGGAACGCGACCAGTGCAAAGCCGTTTGGACGCAGCCGATTGAAACGAGCGATTCGTTCTTTGATTGACGATTATATCCGCACAGTAGCGAACGCTACGATTGCGCTGGAGTTTGACACCACGCCGCAGAAATATTTGCTGGGCGTAACGGACGAGCAATATGACGCTATTATGTCTGACAAGTTCCGGCAATATGTGGGGAATATCCTTACTGCGACTACGAACCCGGAGACCGGGGAAAACCCGGAGTTTGGGCAGCTGGTGCAGGGCAGCCTGACGCCGCATGTGGAAAAGATGAGGATGACGGCAACTCAGTTTTCTGCGGCAACGGGGCTGACCATCACCGATGTGGGAATTGTCAATGATGCAAACCCCACAAGCAGTGACGCGATTCTGGCACAGAGCCAGACGCTGGTTTTGATGGCACAGCAGCTGAACACGGGAAACGGGGATGCGCTGCAGACCATTATGCTGATGGCCCTGGCCATTGCCCGAAATGTGCCGCTGGATGAACTGACCGATGAGGAGCGCAGCGTTATGGCGCACTTCAAGAACCCGGCCATGCCCAGCGTGGCGGTGACGGCGGACGCGGCCATTAAAATAGCCTCGGCCCGGCAGGAATTTGCCAGCACCGACACATTTCTGGAAATGATAGGATTTGACCAGGCGGACATCCGGCGCATTAAAGCGCAGGAGCAGCGGGTGCGCGGGCAGCAGCTACTTGTTGAGGTAGAGAATGAAAATAACGGAGAAGACGTGGGATGAGTATGTTGCCAGACTTTCTAGACTGAATGAAACGGCCGGGGAAAAAATGGCAGACTATATTGCGAAGCACGGGACAGAGGGCACCGCAGCGCTGACGGCCTATGCACAGGCGCTGATTGAAAGATACGGCGAGGGCAGCGCCGAGCTTGCGTGCCAGATGTATGACGCTATGGCGGAAGCCTCCGGCGCGGATGTTCCGCCCGCAGAGCCCGCGCCTGTGACACAGTATGGTGAGACGGCGAAGATGGTGAACGGCACAAAGCAGAGCCCTCCCCTTTTGCAGAGCGGAGTGAGCCGCCTAGTAAAGCGCGCGGCGGCCGACACCACGCTGCATAACGCCATACGTGACGGGGCCGAATGGGCATGGGTGCCGCACGGTGACACCTGTCCGTTCTGCATGATGCTGGCGAGCCGAGGCTGGCAGCGGGCCAGCAAAAAAGCACTGAAGGGTGACCATGCCCAGCACATCCATGCAAACTGCAACTGTGAGTACGCCATTCGCTTTGACGGCAAGACTACGGTGGCCGGGTACGACCCGGAGAAATATCTTGCCATGTACAACGACGCGGGCGGCGATATCAACGCCATGCGGCGGGCACAGTACGCCCAGAACAAGGACAAAATCAACGCGCAGAAACGGGCGGCGTATGCGCAAAGGAAGTTGCTCAAGGGGAATGCGGATGGTATACTAAATGAGGGCAGCGAGGGGTATGTGCCGATAACCAGAGAGAGTATCGAGGCCGTGCGGCCCTTTTCCTGTCAGACGCTGGACACGGAGGCAAGCAATGCCCTTGCGAGCGCGCACAAGCGCCTGTTGGCACAGGCGGCAGCGCATCCGGCGGGCACAGAGACCGCGCGCAGCTATGGATTGGACATGCAGCCGCTGGGCAAAACGTCGGTAGGCCAAAAGCCGGGCAGCGTGCGCATATCGAACCAGAGTGTGCCCTACATCTTGATACACAACCACCCGGACGGGCTGACCCTTTCGCCGACAGACATTCTGGGCTTTGTCACGCATGACAACCTGCGGATGATGACTGCCGTGGGAAACAATGGCAGGGTGTACGCGGTGGAAAAGCTGCCCGGCTATAACAAAGGAATGCTGCAAGAGCTGAGCGAGAAATTGACTGTACAGGCGCAAGAGGCAAAAAACGTAGAGGATATTGTGCAGGCCGTGGAAACTTTCTTTGAAGAGGTGAAACCGTATGGGGTACGATATTACGCCACAGAGGGTTGAAGAGATGAGGCGTTTTTTGCTGGAGCATCCGCTTGACCCGGACTATGACGAAAACGTCATAGAGCTTGATGGGGATTGCTCTGCCGACCAACTCAGATCTCGTTTATATTATGCCATTTTGAAGGAGTTGGGCAAGCTACCAAAGACAGAATAAGACCAAAACCACGATGCATTTGCACCGTGGTTTTTTCATGCCTGCATCCGGCCGCACGAGGCCGGGGCGGGCTTTTTTATTGCCCGGCGGCGGGGCTTACCAGCCGCGCAGACAGGCGGAGGCGACCGCCTGAACAAGCCTATCTGAAGGAGCGAAAGGAGAAAACGATGAAAACAGAGGAACTTAAGGCCCTGGGCCTGAACGACGATCAGGTGCAGAAAGTGTTTGCCATGCACGGTGAGGACGTCAACCGGGAAAAGCAGGCAACCACGGAAGCAAAGGCACAGCTGACAGCAGCGCAGAACCAGCTGCAGGAGGCGAACAGGAAACTGGAGGGCTATGACCCTGAGTGGAAGCAGAAGGCCGCCCAGGCGCAGCAGGAGGCCCGGCAGCAGCTGGACGAGATGAAGGCGCAGTATGCCGCGGGCAGCGCGGCGTCGGGACTGAAATTTACCAGCGAGAGCGCGAAGAAAGCGTTTTTGGCAGACCTGGCCGCGAAGAAGCTGCCGCTGCAGGAGGACGGGACGCTGCTTGGCCTTGAGGACTTTGTGAAAGCATACCAAAAGGCAGACCCCGGGGCATTCGCCAAGGACAGCGAATACCCCAGCGTGAAGGACGGCGGCGACCCGAGCACCAAGCCGAGCGGCACGACACGAGACCAGTTTGCCACATGGTTTAACGAACAATTCAAGTAAAGGAGTAAGAAAATATGGCAACTTCGATTGACATCAACCGCACGACCACCATTAGCCTGCCGGGCGCTGTTTCCAGCGAGATTTTGCAGAAGACGCAGGAGGCGTCCGCCGTGATGAGCTTGGCGCGCCAGATCACGCTGCCGGGCCTTGGCGTAACTATCCCCGTGATTACCGGAGACCCTGAGGCCGGCTGGGTGGGCGAGACAGAGAAAAAGCCGGTGAAGCGCGGCACGCTGGCGACAAAGCAGATGACGCCTTACACGCTGGCCGTTATTGTGCCGTTTTCCAACCAGTTCCGCCGCGATGTGCCTGCGCTGTATGACGCAATTGTGCAGCGCCTGCCGGGCGCACTGGCGAAGAAGTTTGACGCCACCGTGTTTGGCGGCACCGCGCCGGGCTCTAACTTTGACACCCTGGGCAGCTGCACGGCGCAGAGCATCCTGACCAATGCCTACGGTGGGCTTGTGGCTGCCGATGCGGACATTGCCGCGCACGACGGCATTTTGAACGGCTGGGTGCTGGCGCCGCAGGGGAAAGCCATTCTTCTTTCTGCGGTGGACGGTAACGACCGCCCGCTGTTTATCAACAGTGTGGCAGAGGGCGCTGTGCCGATGATACTGGGCGCGCCGGTGCGCCAGAGCAAAGGCGCATACACCGCCGAGACGGCCGCTGCCGACGCAGTGGTGGGCTTTGCAGGCGACTGGACGCAGGCCGTATATGGCACGGTGGAGGGCGTAAAAATCGCCATTTCCGACCAGGCCACCCTGACGGACGGCGATAGCACCATCAACCTGTTTGAGCAGAACATGTTTGCCGTGCGTGCCGAGATTGAAGTGGGCTTCCGCTGCGACACCACCGTGTTCAATAAACTGACCGGCAAGGCGAAAACGGGGGCCTGAGCATGGCGGAGTTTATCAACAGTCTGACGGGGACGCGCATGTGGGTGGCGCCGGATCGCGAGGCGGAATACCGCCTTGCGGGACACCGGCCTGTTGACGATAGCGGTGCGGGGGCAAAACCGACCCCCGCACCTGCACGGAAAGCACCGCGCACCGCCGCGAAAACGCGCACAACCCCGAAGAAATGAGGAACAGCAATGAAATACGCTGAAACGGCAGACGTAGAGGCCGGGTTTCGCCCGCTGAGCACAGAAGAACGGGAAAAGTGCGATGCATTACTGGAAGAGGCCGCCTTTATCATCGACGCCTGCAGCGCACAGGCAGAGGCCAAAGCCAAAAAGCTGGTATCGTGCCGGATGGTGCGCAGGGTGTTGGGTGATGGCGAGGGCGGCGCCGCGTTGTTCCCCACGGGGGCGACGCAGGGCAGCGCATCGGCGCTGGGCTATAGCCAGAGCTGGACAATGAACAGCGGCACAGTTGGGGAACTGTACCTTTCGAAACTGGAAAAAAGGCTGCTGGGCGCCGGCAACAAGATCGGCGTCCGCAGCCCTGTGGAGGCGCTTCTATGATTCGAGGCATTGACGTTGTGGTGCATGTAAAAACCAGAACCGGCGAAGACAGCTTTGGGGCGCCGGTTTGGCAAGAAACACCGGAAACGGTGCCAAATGTGCTGGTGGGCCAGCCAAGCGCCGAGGACATTGTGAATGAACTGCAACTGTATGGAAAGCACATTGCCTACACGCTGGGCATCCCAAAGGGGGACACGCACGACTGGGACAATGTGACGGTGGAGTTTTTTGGGCAAAAATTCCGCACCTACGGAGGCGTGACGCAGGGTATTGAAGCCATGGTGCCGCTTGCCTGGAACAAGAAAGTGAAGGTGGAACGGCATGAGTAAGCTGCGCGTAGAGTTGAATCGTGCGGGCGTGCGAGAACTGATGCGCAGCCCGGAAATGCGTGCCATTGTAGAGCAGCACGCCAGGGCCGAGCAGAAAAAGGCAGGCGGGGACTATGACGTATATATTGCACAGACACGTGCAGTTGCCATGGTGTTCCCTGCCACCGCAGAGGCCGAAGCTGACAACTTGAAGAACAACACACTCTTGAAGGCGCTGAGGTGACCGGAATGATAGAGGAAACAGTGAGAAAGCACCTGGCCGGAGAGCTGGATGTGCCCGTGTATATGGAGCTGCCGGAGAAGCCGCCGGCAGCTTTTGTTTTGGTGGAAAAAACGGGCAGCGAGCGCAGCAACCATATCGAATCTTCCATGATGGCCGTGCAGGCATACGCAGGCACGATGCTGGAAGCAGCACAGCTGAACGAGGCGGTGAAACAGGCTATGGACATCCTTGCCCTGCTTTCTGAAGTGTGCGCCGCGAGGCTGAACAGCGATTACAATTTTACGGACACAGCAAGCAAACTGTACCGATACCAGGCGGTATATGACATTACGCATTACTGAGAAGGGAGCGACAGAAATGGATTCGAACAAGGTTACGGTGAGCAAGCCGAAAACGGGCGGCGCTATTTACCGTGCCCCGCTGGGCACACAGCTGCCCACAGATGCATCTTCGGAACTGAATGAGGCATTCAAGGAACTGGGCTATGCCAGTGAGGACGGGCTTGTAAATGAAAACAGTCCGGAAAGCGACAATATCAAGGCGTGGGGCGGGGACATTGTTTACACATACCAGAGCGCAAAGGAGGACACGTTCACCTTCACGCTGATAGAGGCGCTGAATGAGGAGGCGCTGAAGGCGGTGTACGGCGACGCCAATGTAACGGGGACACTGGCCACCGGCATTACCGTAAAGGCCAACAGCACCGAGCAGCCGGCCTGCGCATGGGTGGTGGATATGATTCTGCGTGGGAATGTGGCAAAACGCATTGTGATCCCGAACGGCAAGGTGAGCGAGGTGGGCGAAATTACCTATGCGGATGAAGAGGCCGTTGGGTATGAGACCACTATAACGGCGGCCGCAGACGAAAGCGGTAACACGCACTATGAGTACATCAAGGGGGCGGCTGGAGCATGATAAAGGGGGAAACCAAAACCGGCTTTGCGTTTGAACTGGAGGAAGCCGTGCTGGACAACATGGAACTGGTGGATGCGCTGGCCGAGATGCAGGAGGATGACCCCCTGGCGCTTTCGGCCGTGGTACGCATGGTGCTGGGGCCGAAACGCAAGGCACTATATGAGCACCTGCGCACGGAGGACGGACGCGTGCCGGTGAGCGCCATCAGCCGGGAAATCATGGATATTTTTGAGGCATTGGGCAAACCGGGAAAAAACTGATAGCCCTCGCCGGCATGATGGCCGCGGATGAGGACGCGCTGACGTGTGATTTTGCGGAGACGTATGGGATATGGGATATGCGAGCGTTGCCAGCCAGGAGGCTGGCAACGCTCGCGGCCGGTTTGAGGGAAAATTCCCGCATTAGAATGTTAATTGCCGGGGCAAGAGCCCCAATAGATACCTTGCTTTTGGCAGCGGCCGTGGATAGGCTTTCTTTTCTGGTTTGGGCACAGACAAAAGACGGACAGAAAGGGCGGCGGAAGCCAAGCTCCATTTTACAGGCTGTGCTTGGAAAAAGTGCGGAAAAACAGGCTGTGCGGTCATTTCGCGGCGGGGACGATTTCAAGGCCGCGTGGGCACACATTACAGGAGGTGATGGATAGTGGCCACAGAACTGGCAAAGGCATATGTACAGATAGTGCCATCTGCCCGGGGCATTCAAGGGAGCATTATAAAGGCGCTGGGCGGCGAGGCAAACGCGGCGGGGATATCTGCCGGACAAGGATTTGGGCAAAACCTGGTTGGAAAGCTGAAAGGAATTATTGCTGCAGCAGGGATTGGAAAGGCGCTTTCGATGGCTGTTTCGGAAGGTGCAGAGCTGCAGCAGAACCTTGGCGGCACGGAAGCGGTATTTGGCCAGTTTGCGGCAAATATCCAGAGCGCAGCCACAGACGCCTATAAGAACATGGGGCTTTCTGCAAGCGATTACATGGCGACGGCAAACAAGATGGGAAGCCTGTTTCAGGGCAGTGGCCTGGAACAGCAGCGCGCGCTGGACCTGACGAGCCAGGCCATGCAAAGGGCGGCCGATGTGGCCAGCGTGATGGGCATTGATATGGAAATGGCGATGGAATCGATTGCCGGAGCGGCCAAAGGAAATTTTACCATGATGGACAACCTGGGCGTTGCCATGAATGCCACTACGCTGGAGGCCTATGCGCTGGAGAAGGGCGTGAATTTCAAGTGGAACACGGCTACGAATGCAGAAAAGGCTGAGCTTGCCATGCAGATGTTTTTTGACCGAACAAGCCAGTATGCGGGGAACTTTGCCCGTGAGAGCGAGGACACGCTTTCTGGCTCGATGGGAGCGGTGAAAGCAGCATTTTCCAACGTGCTCGGGAACCTGACACTGGGGAAAGACATTGGGCCCTCTTTACAGGCACTGGCGCAGACTGTGACAACATTTCTTGTGGGGAACCTTATCCCCGCGGTGTGGAATATTCTGAAAGCCCTGCCGGGGGCCGCTGTGACCTTTATTCAGACTGCAGTGCCGCAATTGGTGACGGCCTTTCTGCAATTTCTTCCGCAGCTGCAGGCAGGGCTGACTGCCGGGGGGCCGCAGTTGCTGCAAAAGGGAACGGAGTTGCTGAACCAGCTTGTAAGCGGGATTTTTGCGGCGCTGCCGAATATTTTTCAGGCGGGATATTCTGCCATAGCGGAATTTGGGAACAGCATTTTTGCAAACCTGCCCCAGGTGCTGGAGGCGGGTAAGAATATCCTGCTGAACATTGTTTCGGGCATAGCGCAGATGCTGCCGCAGCTGTGGCAGAGTGCGGCGAGCATGATAGCCTCGCTGCTTACCGGCCTTGTGCAAAACCTGCCTCAAATTCTGGCGGCGGGCTTTGATTTGGTGGTGAGCCTGATATCCGGTATTGGGAACGCACTGCCAAGCCTTGGCACTGCGGCAGGGCAGGCAGCCCGCAAAATATGGGACGCTGTTAAAAATATCGACTGGCTGCAGCTTGGAAAGGATATTATCAGCGGGCTTATCAACGGCATCGGCGCGATGGCGGGGGCGCTGTGGGATGCGGCCGTCAGCATTGCAAAATCGGCCCTGAACGCAATTAAGAGCTTTTTTGGCATTGCGTCTCCTTCAAAGGTGATGCGTGACGAGGTGGGCCGGTGGATACCGGCGGGCGTTGCGGAAGGCATTGAGAAAAACACAAGGCCCATTACTTCGGCCATGAGCAGGCTGGCCGGCCTGACTGCCATGCCCCCGCAGGGCAGGCTGACGGATATGCTGGACGGAAGCAATGTGTTAAGCGGCGCGCCGGGTATGGCACTGCAGCCTGCCGGAGGTGCACCTGTGCTGCAGCAGACCATTTATACGCACGACAGCCTGAGCCCCGCAGAGTTGACGCGGGAGGCGGAGAACTTTTTGGCAAGAGCGAGGTGGAAAAACCCGTGAATAAGGACACGGTGGTGACCTATGAGAGCGGCGGGCACCGCATTGTGCTGCACAGTGCGTATGACAGTGCGTTATGGGTGACGGAGATTACAGGTGCATCCAGCAACAGCGTCGCCATCAGCGAGACACAGGGGGCCGCGCAGGTGGGCTCTACCATCAGCAGCCAATCTGTGCAGCCAAAGGATATCACAGTGAATGGGGCTGTGCTGAAGGAGTTGGAGAAAAATCGCCGCGCCATACTTGCCTGCATAGCGCCGGGAAACACTGGGCGGCTGACCATCCGGCAGGGTGGCGAGGGCTGGTATATAGAAGGGGCGCCTAAGACCACGCCTGTGTTTTCGGATGGCTCTAAGGTACAGAGCTTTCAATTTGTACTGCACTGCCCATACCCATATTTCAAAAGCACGGATGGCGGCAATTCACAGATTGCTGGGCTGACCAGGCTTTTCCGCTTTCCCTGCCTTTTGGCGGGGCGGTGGTATATCTCCAAGTATACTGAGAGTTTTTTTACTCCTGTGGAGAATACAGGCACAGTGCCGCTTGAATTTGAAGTAACGTTTGCGGCTGTTACCGCGGTGACAAACCCGGAGATATACCATGTGGAAAAACGCACGTTTATCCGTATTCGTAAGGTGCTGGAAGCGGGTGAAAGCATCACCGTTTCTACCATATACGGGCGCAAAGGAGCCACGCTGCGGCAGGCGGATGGCACGGAGAGTAATGCTTTCCGTTTTTTGGATATTGACAGCGATTTGAATATGCAGATGGATCCAGGGAGGAATACGATTCGTTCCGATGCAGAGCATAACCGGGAGGGCCTGCGGGTGCAGGTGATATTACCGAAAGGAGGCCTGCCGGGGATATGAACTTATATGTATATGATAAAAATTTGCAACGGGCAGGCATCATAGAGGACATCCGCAGCCTGCAGTGGCTGGAGGAGTTCCAGGATGCAGGCGAGGTGAAACTGGTGTGCAGTGCAACGGGAAAAAACCGTACTTTATTGGCGGATGGTAACCGGCTGTACTGTACGGAACATAAGGAAAGCGCTATTGTGCGGCAGGCGGAAACAACAGACGATGGAAAGGACGCCGAACTTACTGTGCGGGCTGTGTTTTCGGCGGCGCGCTGGGGGGACCGTGTGGTGATGGCGACGGAGCAGATAGAGGAAGCGGAAGCCGGGATGCTGGCCCTTGCGGAAAAGCACCGCCGGGGGCTGCCCGGCACGACCGCGGCCGCAAAGGGGCTGGCTGTGCCCATGGACACGCAGGTGACATGGGGCAGTGTGCTTGAGGCGGATATTACCCTTGCCAAGGCCGCAGGACTTGGCTTCCGTGAGGTGTTTGACCCCAGCACAGGTATGGAAACCTTTGAGGTATATGCCGGTGTGGACCGCACACAGGGCGCCAGCTACAACGGCTATTTTGGAGACGATATAGACAACCTTTCCAGCCTTAAAATAGTGTGCGGCTCTGACGGATGGAAGAACTGCGCTATAGTGGGCGGAGAAGGCGAAGGTGCGGCGCGAAAAATTGTGACCGTGAATTTGGGCACATACACAGGGGACGATCTGCGCGAGTTGTGGGTAGACGCCAAGGATATAAGCAGGAAATATCAGATTGCCGCGCCGGACGGCAGCGGCGGATACACGTATACCGATGCTACCTATACCGAGGAGGAATATGCTGCAGTGCTGCAAGCGCGCGGGTTAGAAAAGCTGGCGGAATGCTTGCAGACGCTGGAGGTTGATGCGACCATTGGCCAGGGTCTGATGCAATATGGCCGAGATTATACGCTGGGGGATATTATTCCGCTGAAGCTTACCCGGTACGGCCTGAGGCTTTCGGCCCGTGTTTCATCTGTGCGCACTATTTATGAGAGTACAGGCAAGAAAGTAACAGCTGTGCTTTCTGATTTTGAGCTGACAAAGGAGGTTTCGGGATGATCTGTTTTCCCCTCGACAATACGGAATATGAAGCGAAGGACATGGGGGCATACCTTGGTACGCGCACGCGCGGCGTGTTTTCTGCGGAAGGGAACTTTGCCGTTACACCGGCAGAAAATGGACTTGCCGTGAAGGTGTCCCCGGGGCTTGCGTGGCTTAAGCGTGACCTCTACTGGGGCGTTGCCGTCCTACTGGAGAGCGAGATCACGCTGCCGCTGGAGATAGCAGACGGTGAGCTGGAGCGCATCGATGTCATCGTGTGCCGCCTAGACAAGGTAGCCAACAAATCTGAGGTTGTTGTGAAAAAGGGCGAGTTCAGCGGTTCCCCGGTTTTTGCACAGCCGCAGCGCGATGACAACTATGACGAGATCTATCTTGCAAGCGTGATGATTCAGGCCGGTGCCACCGGGATTACTAAGGCGGATATATCAAGCCTTCTCCTTAACGAAGACTACTGCGGCTTGATGCGAGACGGCGTGACGGGCATTCCGACAGAAGCTATTCAGGAACAAGCTACCGCCCTGTTTAACGGTTTATATGAGCAGCTGCAGGGCCGGGCAGATGAATTGGAGCAGGTGATAGAAGGCATTGTACAAGGCAGCGAGGTGATGCTGCGCGCGGTATACGACAAGGACGCTGACGGCGTGGTGGATGAGGCCGCGGCTGTGCAGGTGTATACGCCCCCTGCCGCCTCAGAGGCCGGCACGGATGAGGCTGGTGCACAGGCAGCCAGCCAAACCTTTGGCGGGCCTGTGCGCCTTTCGGTGGACGAGGCCACCGGCGCCGTAACGCTGCATGCGGTGAAGCAGGGCCTTGGCGAAGAGGGCGAACCCGTGGGCGAGGCGGCCGTGGAAGAGGTGCCTGTGGCAAACGCCGCGGCGCTGGGCGGCAAGACGGAAGCAGAGCTGAGCGTGGGCGATTCGGCCAAAATCGGTGGAAAGGCGCTTTCCATGTCGCTTTCAGGCACCACGCTGACTATCAACTATGGATAAGGAGGAATCATCAATGAAACAACTGATTTGTGCGAATGAAGCTACCTATGAGGTGTGCAATGAAACTGTGTGCTACCCTTCTGGAGATATCAACGTGCGCAGTTTTGTGGAAATTTGGATGCCGGAAAAAGCGATGACGTTCAACCAGTTCGAGGCACTGTGCAAGAACACAGATGCTATGCAGCATATCACGGTAAAAGAGCCCAAACCGGATAAGCCGGACGAGTATTTTGAGGCTGTGTTCACAGGCTATACCCTGCCGGTGGAAATCGCCAAAAAACTGCATCAAACCTATGATGCGAGTACGGGTGAAACCATCAGCGAGACGCGCCTGTTTGCCCGCATGGAACAGCTTACCTTCATTGAGCGCAAACTGGCGGAACTGGGGCTGATGTGAGATGGCGCTGATTGTAAACAGCACAAATATCCCCTCCAGCGGGAAGGTGATATACAACAGCACATCGCTGAAGCAGGTGAACTTCGGCAGCACAAAGGTGTGGAACAGCGGCATAGACCTGATAGCCGCCAACAACTGGACATGCACACATTATTGGCAGGGGTGGTTTTCCAGCAATAGCAATCAACTGAAGCTTTACATGCAGGCGGATAATACGGGAAGCAGCAACTGGGTCATTGTACGGAGCGCAGCACTGGACCTATCGGGTTATTCGCAAATTACTTTGACTTGGGATAATGGCACAGCTGGTATCAACTGGATGGGGTTCTGCGGCTTTTCCACGAATGCGAAGCTGCAATTTAATAACTGGGCCGGAACAAATTTCGCCCCGGAAATTCTCATCACAAGAGACCAGGGGGCTTCTGGTACAAAAACATTTTCCATCCCCAGCCAGTTCCGCCGCAGCGGTGTGTATTTCTACGCTGAGCGGCATTTGTACGCAACAGCTATTCGTTTTGATAATTTTATATTGACAAAAATTCAAATTTCATAGGAGGTAAAGACAAATGGCACAGGATGAAATGCTGCTCTTCCGAGGGCGCAACCGCATCCGCTATGGATATGCCCGCTGGGGCTACACGCGCGGCGGGGGCAAAACGTGGCACGGCGGCGCAGACGTGGAAGGGCTGGACGACACCACCATCCGCATGCCCGGCTATGGGCTGGGCGCAGGGCGCCATGCCATTTCCGGCAAGGTGGTAACGGCGCGCAGGGTGGCGCAAAGCACCGGCAACCCCACGTGGGAATGGGGCTGGTATGTGTGCGTGAAGCTGGACGCAAACCAAACGCCGGACGCGGTGAACTACTTATACTTCTGCCACAACGCCAAAAACCTTGCGGCTGTGGGCCAGCGGGTGAAAACGGGCGACGCGCTGGCCGTAATGGGCAACACCGGCAACGCGGCGCTGGCCAGCCCGCCCTATGCGCACTGCCACTTCGAGGTGCGGGCCACGGCCACGGGCAGGGGGCTGAACCCCGCGCAGTACATGGGCTTTGAAAACGCGGTGGGCACATATGGTGCCGCCGAAGAGGAGGAAAGCGAAATAGAGCAGCCGTTATCACCGGGTAACATCACGATGCAGATAGGCCCTGCCAGCAGTGGGGACAGGGCGGCGCTGAAAAATCAGGCTCAGAGCCTGGGCCTTGGTTACAGCGAGGGGCCTGTAGATGGCAGCGGCAATGCGCTTGTATACATAGGCCCGGCGTCTGCTGGAGACCAGCGCATTGTACTGACAAAGGCCGCCGAACTGAGGCTGAGTTATGGCATCTATACCCTGCCCGCACAGACACCGGAAGAACCGGACGAGCCCGCGGGGGATGACATCGAGGCGCTGCGTGCAGAGCTGGAGGCGAGCAAGGCCGAGGCGCAGGGTTTGCGCAACAGCCTTGCCAGCGTGACAGCAGAGCGCGACACGGCGTTGCAACAGGCCCGGGAGGCCGTGGAAAAGGCCGAGGCCGCAACAGAGCGCGCAGAGCAGGCAGAGGCCAAAATAAAGGCCGCACAGGCGGCGCTGGAGGGCTGACAGGTGGAACTTTTGCAAGACATCATTACGGCGGTGCTGCCCCTGGTGGCGGCCTTCGCAGGGTGGGCGGCGGGGCGCATGAAGAGCAATGCCAAGAAAGACAAGGCCGTGGAACAGGGGCTTAAAATGCTGCTGCGGGCAAAAATCATAGACCTCGGCCTGCACTACATCGAAACCGGGGAAATTCCTCCCTATGGGATGGAAACACTGAAGGGGTGCTATGTCGCCTATGATGCGCTGGGCAATGGAGACCGCTCTGTAGCAGATATCGTCCGGCGCTGTGAATCGCTTAAAATTCGGAATGGATAAGGAGAAAGAAAATGGATGTATCAATTTTCGGCATCGCCACTGTAGTGGCAATCACCGTGCTGTGTTACCTGGTGGGTACTGTCGTTAAGGCAACCCCGTTTGACAACAACAAGTACATTCCCATTGCCTGCGGCTTCGCCGGCCTTTTGCTGGGCCTTGCGGCCCTCTATGTGGGCATGCCAGATTTCCCGGCAACAGACCCCATCACGGCTGCGGCCGTGGGTGTGGCGTCCGGCCTTGCCGCCACGGGTATTGACCAGGCGGTAAAGCAGCTGAAGAAATAATACAGGCCCCGGCATTTGCCGGGGCCTACTGGTTTTAAAGGGGAAAGTACGGTGGAATCATGTGTTCTTTCATATAAAGGACAATGGCACTGATAAGCTGGCCATTGGAAGGAGGATCTAGTAATGTTCGGGTCATTAGATGTTCCATCGTGGCGCGGCCTTCTCCATTCCATCCATCGCAGATGCTGCGGCGAATACCGGATTCGATGCTTTCTGCGGACACTCCGCACGCTTCTGCCACTGACGGATAGATTCCCTTAATAATTTTCGTGAGCAAAGACATATCGTGATATGCTGTTACAATGGCTAGGCCAAGGTATTTGTAGGCCACATAATTTGGAGTGATGCCCATGGCTACTAAAATTCCCGACAGACTGTGCAT